GCGTTTCCAAAAATGTTTCCAAAAACGCATTTTTATTTACAGCATAATTGTAAAATGTAAATATTATTGTTACTGAATATGGTAAGAATAATACAAATCACTCGAAATGCGTTTTTGGAAACATTTGGAAACACAAAAAACGCAATATTTCTGATAATAACATAAAGATAATCTATTGATTTATTATAAAATGAAATACGAATGTAAAAAATGTAATTATTCAACAAACAATAAATATGATTTTAATCGTCATGAAACAACATTAAAACACAATGAAACATATATTGACGAAAGTGATGAAAGTGGAAGTGATGACGAACAATATTGTTGTTCTTGCGGTAAAAAATACAAATGTAGAAATGGATTATGGAAACATAAAAAAAGATGCGAACATAATATTTTTAAAGAAGATAGCAAAGATGAATTTTCTTTATTGACAGGGTTAGTGAAAACACTAGTAGAAGAAAGTAAAGAGTTTAGAGGCACAATAGCAACTATGCAACAACAAGGGCAACAACAATCCACAATAATAAATACTCAAAATAATACATTTAATTTGCAATTTTTCTTAAACGAAACATGCAAAGATGCTATGAATTTAGACGATTTTATCGATTCTATTCAAGTTACTATAGAAGATTTGAAACATTTGGGGAAAAAAGGGTATGTAGAAGGAATGTCTAATTTATTTATAAAAAATCTAGAAGAATTAGATATTTCACAACGACCGTTACATTGTAGTGATGAAAAACGAGAAACAATTTATATAAGAGATAAAAATTCGTGGAAAAAAGAAACCGACCAGAAAAATCATTTGACAAGAATCGCTACAGATATTTGTAGAATAAATACAACTGCACTTCAAAATGATTACCAAAAAAAATATCCACATTGCTTAACGGATACAAAATCCAAAGAACACGAAGAATATGGAAAAATTGCTTATGAAGCATTTGGAGGAAAATTAGATATTGATAAAGCAAATAAGAAATTGTTTCGCAATATAATGAAAGCTGCAGTTATAAAAAAGAATATGTTTTAGTTTAACAAAAATATATTTAATAATATTTTTAAAAAAATGATATGAATTTATACTCATTATTATTTATTATATTAATTGATAAAGAAATGGAACTTACAAAAGAAACACCACAGAACGTATTTATTCAAATGATAAATATTCAAAAACAAAAAGAAGAAATAAATGATATATGGAAAAATAGTCCATTTAAAGATTTGGTAAAGTTACAGTCAAATAATGTTGGAAACGTTGGTGAAACATATATACAAGCAATTTGTGATATATGTCAAATTGAAGCCCAAATAGACGGTTTAAAAACAAAGGAAAAAGGAGGTGGAAAAGGAGACGGTTTAATTCAAGGTAAGACAATGGAAATAAAAACATCACACAGAGGTTCAAGTTATTCTAATTTTCAACATGAATTAGGTGAATTTCCTTGGAAATCAGAGTTTATGATATTTATAGACATTTCGCCAATGTTTATATATTTAACTATATTCAAAAATTTTGATGAAGAATTTTATAAAAGTGGTTTGAAATGTTCTCCATATTTTCCAACAAAAAAAATAACATGGAGAAAACATAGTGGTGCCTTTAAATTAGATACAACTGAAAAAATAAATGAAGAAAATATTGTAAATGGTTATACTTATAAAATAAATGATAATATTGATTTAAATGATTTAAGAGCATTTATTTTATCCAAAATTGAATAAAGAATATATTTGAGAACTTCTTAAATTATATGCTGAATTTGTTGATAGAAATGATATTTTATCCCATTCAGTAGTTAGCATTTTTTTTATCATATTGTTTTTATCATCTGCAAAAACAATACCATAACCTTTTCTTCCTGGCAAATCTTCAAAATTCATATAACATTTCATATTTTCTTTCCCAAAACATGTGGAAGGAATATACACATCACATTTTCCTATCATATCTTTATTTCTAGTTGATGATACAGTTCCTCCATCTGACATAGAGTAAATTTTCATTGTGTCGTTTGTGTAATCTATAATGTCGTACATATTGTTTATATGCTTTTTGGACCATATTTGAAATATTGTATTGATTTTAATGCTATTTCCACAAGGTTCATAAAAATTAGTTAATATTTTTGTGGAATGAATCAAATTATAGCCTTTCACTCTTTTACGTGGAACTCCTTTACCATCGCTTTCAAATAACTGTGGTAATATAAAACATACATATTCAGCAAAATGGTATGAATGATTTATAAACTTTAAAGCCGTATGACCCCTTAATCCAAACGGTGGATTGCCAAAAACAACAAATTTTTTCTTTTCATTAGGAAACCAATCTAAATAATCAGCATTTATTACTGATGGATGTCTTGGTTCTATATCTAATGCAATAGTATCAGATGGCAAAACTTCTAAAAATCTTCCGTCTCCGGCAGATGGCTCAATATATTTAAAATCAGCTGGATTATCTCCAAATGATTCAATTACATTTGTAAATATTTTAAAACAATTTACAACTGTATCTACTGGTGTAAAGAATTGGTCTTTTTCTTTTGATGAATAACGAGAATAATCAATTTGTATATTTGATAACTTTAATATGTCAAACTCATAATGTTTTGGTATAGAATTTAATTCAATCCATCGTGTTATTGTTCCAGTAGCAACATTTAATTCGTTGGCTAATTCTTTCAGCGAATATGTTGTAAATAAGTCTTTTATTATAACTAATAAATCATAATTTTCTGATGGTAATGTTTTGTTTTCTTTTTTTACTTCGCCATTGTCTTCATTTTGTGTCTTTGACCTTATTAAATCAATAAGCTGACTTTTGCTTTTTGATTTACATTTTTTAATTCCAAGTTCTTGACATTTTTCTAATAAAATTGATTTGGATGATTTAGTTAATTCCATTTTCGGTAGTATATTTATTTTGCTATTAATAGAAGACATATAATATAATCATTTTTTTATTATATTAAATGAAACTTATTTATAACCATTTCTACTTTTCTGAATTATTCTCTTGTAAAACCTTATTGAAAAATTGTTATAAATCTTTCGTTGTATTGAAATTTTTGTGTAAATATTTATAGATAGCTTCTTCTTTTTGGTCTATTATCCAATAATATTCAACATATGATAATAATTTTTATAAAATATTATTAAAGTTGTTTCGTTTTAATATTATATAAACATAAATTATAAATACTATTATAATATGGTTGTATCAAAAATAAATAAAAGAATAAACTATCCAGAATTAAAAACTATTCCTCAAATTGACATCAAAAAAACACTTGAATTATATCAAATTGAAGTCCAAGATATTGAAATTGTCATTGCTATTGGGTCCCCAAATAAAGATTTTGAAGATGATGATATTATTTATTATCCTATTTATTTAGTCAATAAAGAAAATAAAGTAATTCAAATCGGTGTATATGAAATTGAATCAAACCAATTCGTATCTATGTATTCTGACACTAATGAACTAATAATTGATAATTTTGATGACGCACTTATTTTTTCTTTTGTAAATAAACAAATGCTTAATGATATGCGTTTAAAACCAGAATTCCAAATGAACGATTATGATTATGATGATGACGAAGATGATGATGACCGAAACACGTCTTTAAATTATAAATCTAAAGTTGTTTCCAGTAAAATTTATAAAATACCTGCTGAAAGACAAAACTTGTTTACATTGGCAAGTGATGCACCACCTGAAATAGAATTGATTTCAGAAGAAAGCAAAGAAGACGCCAAAGATATTACAGATAAATATCATTTTAATGAAAGCGATTTATGGATTCAAAAGTGTATGAAAAATAAATTATATACGATTCATGATGTTGAAGGCAATGGTGATTGTTTTTTCGCTACCATTAGAGACGCATTTGCGTCAATAGGACAAACAACTACTGTATTAAAATTAAGGAAACGGTTATCAGAAGAAGTTACCCAAGACATGTTTCAAACATATAGCGAACTATTTTTACAAACAAGTATTGAAGCCAAAGAAAATAAAGATGCCCTTAAAAAGGTAAACGAAAATATAAAACGCGTTGCTGAAACTTTTAAAAATACTCTAAATATTGATGAAAAACGTAAACTCTCGGCACATGCAACAAAATTAAAATCAGAAAAACAACGTCTCGCTAATGAAGTTAAAATGGCTATTTCATTATTGAACGAATATAATTTTATGAAAGGAATAAATAGTATTGAAAAACTGAAAGCGAAAATTATGAAACAAGATTATTGGGCTGATGATTGGGCTGTTTCTACTATGGAACCTATTTTAAACATTAAACTTATTTTGCTTTCAAGTGAAGAATTCAATAATTCAAATAGTTGCGATATGATTCTTAATTGCGGTCAATTAAATACATCTTTATTGCGAAGTGATGTTTATACGCCTGAATTTTATATTATACTTGAATACACTGGTAATCATTATAAACTTGTAAATTATAAAAATAAATCATTATTCAAGTTCAATGAAATCCCTTATGATATTAAAATGTTAATTATATCTAAATGTTTGGAAAAAAATTCCGGTTCATTTTCATACATTCCTGATTTTATTTCTCTTCAAAATAGTTTGCCTAATATTAGTAACAAACCAGTTATTGAAAATGTGTACACAAATACAATCAATAGCAATTTATTTGATGATGACATTGTTTTTGCATTCAATATAAATTCAACAAATAAAAAATTGCCTGGTAAAGGAATTGGTGGTGAAACAATCCCTGAAAACAAAGTAAAAGAATTTAGTGAATTACACGCTATAGACCAATGGCGAAATAAATTGTCAAATATGTGGGTCCAAGAATTCATTTTAGACGACCATAAATGGAGTAGTGTAGAACATTATTATCAAGCTTCTAAATTTAAACGACAAAATCCTGATTTTTATTTAACCTTCTCTTTGGATTCGGGCACAGAACTATCAAGAGACCCTGAAATTGCTAAAGGTGCTGGAAGTAAAGGAGGCAAACATAAAGGCAAACTTATTCGCCCAACAAACATCAAAATCGATGACAAATTTGACATTATTGCTTCTAAAGTATTGTTTGATTCTCAAAAGGCTAAATTTACACAAAATGAAGACCTAAAACAACTCTTATTGGCTACAAAACACGCTAAATTGACTCAATGGGTTCGCGGTAAACCAAATATTGAGTTTTTAGAACTTATGCATGTTCGTGATGAAATGTATAAACAAATGAGTTAACTTTACTTTGAATAATTTATTTACTCTGAATAATCGTTTTATTTTTATAATATTAAAAAATCAATATTATAAAATATTTTCATATATCGTTATTTATTTTCTTTTCTTTCATTCAACAACAACAACTAAATAATTTTCTTGCAATTTTACAATCATTATTTATTGGTATTAATAACAATTTTACACACACATCAATTATTTTATTTGAGTTTTCAATAAGACTTCGTTTTGCATCATTATTCGTCTCATTTTCGTCTTCTAAATTTGGTCCATCCAGATCAGCACTTATAAAATTATTTAAACTAAAATGCTCCATTTCTACTAATAACTTTATAATTATTTTTAATATTTCTCCTGATGTTGTTGCTAATGTTTTCCCATTAAATGGTGCTAATTTCTTCCTATGTCTTACAATTAATATGTAAATGTTCTCAACTAATTGTATAAATTCAGGAATATCTTTAAAATCAATTTTATTGTCGTCTATTATTTTTTGAAGGTTACTAGATATATTATCAAACTCATTTGATGAATTTTTTATTAAAATTTTCAAAATTTCCACTGTATTATGCGGTATGTTTACTTTCATATTTGGATTAGTATTGGTTATGTAATTCATTAACAACACTTTTATTTCAGAATTAGGCGAATTCGGTTTCCTCAATATTGTAGATTTAGACATTAATACATAAATTTATAAACTTTTTCTTAAACCTTAATTAAATAAAGTATTTTTTTATATTATATAATTGAAAATAATTGTATAATATATGAAACTCACTCAACAATCTATTCATAATTTCTTCTTTATTGATAAAAATTACAAACATTTATTGAAATATTCTTTTCAAAGAAATACTAAAAATATTTTGAAAAGTTTGTATACTATTATTCAACAATCCTTCAAAAAATATAACCAATTGTTTTCACATTTGCCCCAAAATAATGATTTTATAAAAGAAACAAATTATACTCAAAACAATATTGTTTATCCATCCGATTTTAATGATTCTGATTTTCCATTAGAAGTTATTACTTACATTAAAAACAATATTATAAACCAACACTACTACACATTTGTTTCAAATGGACGCAAAATAAATGTCTATATTGGCAGCGTTTTACATTCAAATGTTGATAATCATTTGGTTATTGAAAAAATTCTAATGTGGCTTCATATTTTGTCTCATTATTCGTTTCATAAATGTTCCCAAGAGTTGTCAATTTACCTTTATATGACCCCTTTGAAGAAACATTTGCCAAATAAAGGCAAAATTATTGATTGGATACACGTAAATAGTGCTTTTACACGAACTTGTCGCCCTAATTCAGAAATTGTTATTTACAGACAAGAAGAATGGTTTAAGGTATTTATTCACGAAACGTTTCATTGCTTTGGGTTGGATTTTTCACATATGAATGAAACTATGAATATTGTTAATCGTTATATGAGAGACATATTTAATGTAAACGTGGATATATTATTGTTTGAAAGTTATACAGAATTTTGGGCGGAATTATTGAATTCAATGTTTTTTGTTTATTTAGATAATCCTAATTTAAGGACCAATTATAACAAATATTGTAACACTTTAGAACAATTAGTGAACTATCAACGCGTCCATTGTGCGTTAACTATGAATCAAATTTTGGCGTCTCAAGATATAAATTATACTACCCTGATTAGTCAAAAAACAAATTACAAAGAAAAAACAAATGTGCTTGCGTATTTCGTGATTAAAACTTTGTTGTTTATATACTTTAACGAAATGATATTTTTTTGTAATTCTGAAAATAAAGAAAATATTTTACAATTTAGTCATAATTTAGAAACAGTTGAAGCATTTTGCATTTTTATAAAAGAAAAACATGATTCCGATTTAGCAACATTTTTGTTTTCCAATTTGAAATGTAATTATTCACAAAATTGGATCCAAATGGATTTATTTAATTTTATTTAATTTTATTTAATTTTATTTAATTTTATTTTCTTATGTTATTTTATAAGAAATATGAGTAAAAAAGAATTAGAAAATATGAGTGAAGAAGCATTAGAAACAGAATTAGAAGAATTAAGAGTCGAGCTTGTATCAGTTAACAATTCAATACAAAGTGGCCTGGGCGATGGAGTTTTGGCTCAACCAACAGATTTATTTAAAGACAAATGTAAATTAGAAACGAAAATAAATAAACTAGAAGACCGATTAGGTATTACAAATAAAGGTAATGGTTCTGATAATGACGACCCTTATGCTGTTCCTAATGGTGGTTCTGATGTTAAAGGAGGCAAATCTCGTCGTCGCAGAAGGAAGACAAACAAGAAGAAAACCAAAAGGGTAAAGAAGAAGACTAATAAGAAGAAAAGAAAGGGAAACAAAAAGAGAAAAACAAGATCTAGAAGAAAGCATTAAATAAGTATTTGAAACATAAGTAAATAATAAATAATAAATCAAATTTGACATATTATTTATAAAGTCGGTCACAGCAGGGGTCGAACCTGCGACCTTTCGGTTAACAGCCGAATGCTCTAACCAACTGAGCTATGCGACCAAAAGGTGATTAAATTAAAATCAATTTGTATTTGTATTATTATTTCATTATTTAAGCACTGGTGGAAGCAGTCTTGGCACCCATCTTGGCGAAATGAGGGCTCATATACTTTTGGAGGTTAAAGTAAGTGAGTTCGTCATTCTTACCAATCTTCAAAAGGTTTGCAAGTTTGGTGTCGGGTTTGATAATGCGACCGTTCTTCTTGTCTTGGAGTTGGTTAGCACGGATGTAGCTGTTAATCTCCTTGGTGACTTCGGTGCGGGCCATTTCTGAACCGTGAGGTTTATTCAAGAAGGTAGCCAACTCCTCTGAAATAAGGGTGGGTTTAACAAAGCCAGAAGGAGCACGAGGAGCACCAGAGTTTTTGCGCTTCTTGTTGCTGGATTTTTGGGCAACACGAATGTTTCTTTGGTATTGCTTATCAAGAGCACGAAGTTTTGTAACAGCGATGCGAGCCTCTGTGCTCAATCGTTGGAAAATAGTCATCATTTCTGAAATTTGAGAAGATAGACTGACAACATCCTCAACGTGAGCCACATCCTCAACGTGAGCCACATCAGAAACCTCAACAACCTCGTTGGTTACTTCATGAACGACAACAGGAGTTTCTTCATTCTTGAGAGACTGTTCCTTTTTGGGAGCGGCCTTTTTGGATGCCTTCTTGGCGGCCTTGGGTTCAGTAGAGGGTTCAGTAGAGGGAGTAGTAGAGGGAGTAGTAGTAGTCTTGTTAGTCTTTGCCTTTGCCATTTTATTATACTATATCTAAACATTTACTTTTTAAGTAGTTTTACGCATAAAATATATTATTTACTAAATGATAATAAGTCTAAATAAAATTAATTGAATTGATATAAAATAAAAATTGTTAAAAATAATAAAATAAAGGAAAAATTAATTAGAATCATAGTCAGAATCATAGTCAGAATCATTTGCGGCAATAGAAAACGATTCGTATAACCAAGGCAAAGCAATTGCGGCGTTTTCATTTACAATTGTCAAAGCTCCTAAAATATACATAGCACCAAGATTTTGATAAGTTTCATCTATTCCCGCGTAAATAAAATTTTCCATAATATTTAAGGCAATAATTTTTAGTTTAACAATGTCTTCAATAAATCTCAAATTTAATAAATTTATTCCTAAAAATGGATTGCCTGTTGGAGGACAAATATGTATTTTAACATGAGAAGAAATAGAAGCTCGATAGTCCCAAATATCTTGTAATTCTCTTAAAAATCGGATAAGTTTTACTTTTGATAAAGATAAAAACCACTCATCCGAACTATAATTACCGAGTCGGTTAATGTATTGAAATAAATCTAGAGATCTAAAGTGTAATGTTTTTTCAACATTTATTTCAGGGATATCTTTTTCAATAAATAAGTTAATTTTGAAATTCAATAATTTACTCAAACTAACAATATGGCATATTTTCATAAACACTTTATTATCCATTATTTTGCGGTTATATGGATTTTCAATATCAAAATAGTTGTTTTCTTTAAATAAGTTATAAATGGAAGATAGTTCAAAACCATAAATAAAACCATCATCGTCTTTAAAACTGAAGAATTGGTGACAATGAATTTTACTTAAAGGTTCTAATGAATAAAAATCACTATCATTAGTGCATAAATTTCTTTTCAAAAATGCTGGGCCGTGAAGCCAATTATAAGTTCTCTGTAAATAGCCTCGTGTAAATCGCTGTAAAATTAAAACATATTTATCGATAATTAAATAATTTTTGATGCGATTTATTATATTTTTTTTGTTGCCAGACAATTTCAATTTGTAATGTTTTGCAATTATTTTTATTTGGTGTAATGAATAACTGGTAATTTCGAAATAGAAACTTGTATTTTTACAAGGAATTATCATTTCTTCGTTAGAAATTTTTTGTTTTTTGTTTGTAAAACCCATTTTATTTTGTATGCTTTTAACATTGTCAAAATCTTTTGAAGGGATATGAAATAACTCATATAATGGTTTAATACTCATTAATGTATTTTATATTATAATAATGTTAAATCTTTGAATTATTTTAATAAATTTATAATGTTCATAATGAATTTACACCCTTGAAGATTTAAAACCGCACCCCTGACTATTTTTTAAATTTTTCTCAAAATAATATAGATGACTAAAGAAGCAGTAAAAAAAGCGAATGATAATGGAGTCAATAATATTGCGTTACAAATCAAATGGAATAAGAATGGAGAAGCATATTTGATTTACCAATAAGTTTGTAAAAATATTCAAAGAATTATATTTAATAATAATCTATTTTGTTTTTTATAGAATAATAGACATCATAAATGGTGTAAATCTTTAAACCGAAATTTAATTTACATTTACAACATTAAATAAAAAAAATGATTTAAAGATTAGACAACACTATAAAGTATAATAGTATAAAAGCAAGATGAGCCACGCAATTATTGACGGAACCCAAATTGACACCAGTGTATTTTCCTATTCTGCTCCCAAGGCATATGCCAAGGGTGGAAAGGTAGTGAATTTGTATAACAAGTTTATGAAGGAGTCTTTATGTATTTCAACGCCTCTTATTCTAACTTGGGGTGCTCAAGAGGGAATGGACCAACAAAAGAATCCTACAGGGAAGTTTTCAATGTCGCTACAGTTTCCAACACGAGAGTATTCTAATGATGATTTAGATGCTTTCTTGAATTCAATGAAGGAGTTGGAGCAATCAGTAAAGAAATCAGCGATGACATATTCCAAGGAGTGGTTTGGAAAGACAATAAACAGTGCGGAAGTTATGGAGGAGAAATTCAATGTTATGTTGCGACATCCGAAGGTTAAGGGTAGTCAAGAAATTGATTACAATAAACCACCAACTTTGACGGTAAAGGTGCCTTGTTGGAATGGTGTATGGCAATCTGAAATTTATGACGAAGATGGGAATCCTTTGTATATCAAGGGAAAGACTGACGGTGTAAGTCCGTTGGATTTCTTGAAACCCAAGACGCACGTCATATGTTTGCTCCAATGTGGAGGGTTATGGTTTGTGAATGGTAAGGTATCAATCACGTGGAATTTAAAGCAAGCAATTGTTCAGAAACCAAAGCAAACAATTGAAGGAATATGTTTGTTGAATATTAAGTCATCAGATAAGGAAAAGTTGAAGACAATCCCTACACCAGAGGAGGATGCTATTGACAATGATTTGATACTGACTATTGTAGAAGATAGTGATGATGAGGATGAAAAGAATGTCGAGGAAGGATATTCAATTACAGAGAAAGAACCTGGACCTGAAGTTGAGTCTGAAGTTGAGCCTGAAGTTGAGCCTGAAGTTGAGCCTGAAGTTGAAGTAAAAGTAGACGAAGTGAATGAACCTGAACCAGTAAAGAAAAAGAGAGTTATTAAAAAGAAGAAGTAAATGTAATGATAAAGATTAACATAAATAAATAAAAATAAATAAAAATAAATAACAAGATAAAAAGATAATAAGACAATAAAATAGTCTATGTAAATAATTATATAGACTATTTTTTTAATTGACAAAATAATAAAAATCCAAATACTTATTAATTTGAAATCAAATTAATGTTAACAATAATATTAGATTTATCTTCTACATCATAAATGTCATCTTTTATAGTAGAAATTCCTTCCCCAAATAAAGTATATTGTTGTTTTTTCTTAATAAATAAGTTAGACAATTGAATAGTAACTTTTCTATTTGTATCTAATTGTATTTCAAGATTAGAGTTATTTTGTAATAGTTGAAAGACATCATCAAAACTAATATCAAAATCAATAATAAGATTATTATTTTCATCGATAGACATATTATCAGGTAAAGTAGGATTACATAATACAATCAATTCTTCATTATTTTTAGTTGAAAAATGAAGTTCATTGTGCCATAAAGGAACAATATACATATTTTCATTTACGCAAAGTTTATAAACATTATTTTCAAAAAGGTCATTAATTTTAGGATTTAAAGTATAGCATAATACGTTGTCATATTTTTTTAAAATGATTTCACGAATTTGTTCTAAAACATTTTGGCTCAAATGTAATAAATGTTTGTATTTCATTAAAAATGTATAAATCATCAAACAGTGTTCTTTTTCAAGGTTATTAAATAATTGGATAGAAATTGTTTTATTGTTGTTTAAAATATCATTAACTGTGTTATAAATAAAATCAGAATATTTTTTTTCAAATAAAGAGTTGATAAATGTTTTCAAAAAATAGGAAAATGTAAGGAAGTGATTAAAAGTATTGTCATAAGAAAAATTTTCTTCATTATGAAAAGTAGCATATTCATGTTCATTTTCATGTTCATTTTCATTTTCATAATCATTTTCATTTTCATAATAATAAACTTCATTTAAATAAGAATATGCTTCATTAATTTCTTGAAACTTTTCTTTTGCTTCTTTTGTATTATTATTTTTATCAGGATGATACAAAAGGGACATCTTATGATATTTTCGTTTTATAAAATTAAGATTTAAATCACAAATTGGTATGTCATTTACACCAATAGTTTTAGTAGCTTTTTCCCAGTTCATATAAATATAATATAATCCATAAAATAATTTTAATATAATAAAAATTAAAATATGTATTTATTATAAATTGTTAATTTGCTGACATAAAAAAAGAAAATAATTTTCTAAATGAAAAATAGGACGATAATTATTATTATAATATTTTAAAAATTCAAAAGTTTTTATCATTGTTTTGGTAATATTTGTAGAAGTTATTTTTTTTTCTTCATTAATTAAAAATTGTAATATATACCATAAAACGTTATAAATATTCATTTCAAAAATTAAAATTTCATACATAATTTCGCGAAAATGTATTATGTTAATTTCATTATAATTCAAAATTTGTTGTAGAATTTTGTCGCAAAGTAGTTTATAAGAAGGTTGAACATTATTAATATTTTTAATATTAGTTATATTAAATGTTTTAATATTTTTATTTAATTTTATAAAATAATTTTGTTTTTTATTATTTTCAGTGCTACATTTATTTGAATTTAAAATAAAATTGTTATAAATAATTTTGTTGTATTGTGTCTTTGAAGGTCGTGGTATATTAATTATATTACAAGAGTTTAATATGTTGTCATTAATAAAACTATATTCTTCAGTAATGATAAAAAAAACAATATTCAAATGAGAAAAATTATTAGATTGCATATAACTATAAAATATTTCCAATAGCTCATTATTTATATAATGAAAATTTTTACAAACAATGATGCCAGATTTATGTTGTTTTGTTGAAATAATATCAATAATAAGAGTGTATATTTCGTGCCAAAGTTGTTTAGAGTTACAACCTAATAAAGACATATCTATTTCAAAGTGAATATCACTAATTTTGAAAAAAAAAGGTTCTTTATTATATAAAACATTTGCCTTTTTTTCGTATTTTAAAGAACTTGGGCTATAATTTTTTATAATAAATAAACATTGACTATATTTTCCGGTTCCGGATGGACCAAATAACATTATATTTTTTAATTTATGTATATCTTGTGGGAATAAGTCATAAATTTTCGTTAGTTGTGGATGTAAATTATAAGAAGTTACATTATTAATATAATCTTCAAATGAAGTATCATAAAATTTCATATATTGTAAATATGTTATACTGTTTAATATTTAATTTTATAATAATCAAAATAAAAATATATTGAAATAAACGTAAAAATATATAAGTAAAAATCAATATAATAATAAATCATTTAATTTATTAATGTATTATTTAATAAACATAAATGTTTCAAATAAAGAACCAAATAGTTGTATAAAGTTTGATTTCAAATATATATTTTTAGGAAATACAATAAATAATCGTATTTTAGAAAATGGTAAATTTACACGAATATATTATTCTACACCATTATGTAGTTTCAATGGAATCTATATTTTGTTATACGTAGATGGTCTTTGTGAGTCTAATTGTAATAATTCTTTCAATAAAAAGTTAAATATAAACGCAGAAAAAAATGGAACATTATTGAATAACCTTAAACAAATAGAAGAAAAAATATTGAAGGTAGTTGAAATAAAAAACAAAACAATAACTTGTAGCATTTTTAATGAATTAACAAAAGGTGTTTTGAAAATAAACTATAAAAACAATATTAGCAATAGTCAAATAATGTTGAAAATTTCAGGAATATGGGAAACAGAAGATTCTTATGGATTGTCATATAAATATTATTATTTGAAAGAGCAGAATTTAATGATATAATCAGACAAAAATTAAAAATGGGTTGCTTCAAATTATAAACTAATATAATAATGTGACAAATATGAAAATATTATATTTACAATTGAAAAAAATAAGAGAAAATAATTCAACATAATTGATTTATAGAAATTGTATAAATGGTTTGTTATTAGGCTAAATATTTGTAATATTATTATAAAGCCAAGTGATAAAAGATATAAACTATTATACAAATAATAATTTGTATTAGATTTGTTAGACATAATCTCCTTTTTATATTTTTTGGTATTATGAGTGGTAAGTAAAATAGATAAAATAGTAATAACTATTGGTAAAAATATTACAAATTCGGATAAAGGAAATTTGCCATTGTTTTTAGCAGGAATACTTAATAAATAAACAAATACCAAAAATATCATTGTAGCAGCACTAGAAATATTTCCAAAAAATTTAGCATAGTATGAACTAGAACATTGAAACAAACCACCTATTAATAAAAAGCAAAAAGATAATAATAAAGTAATAATATTTAGCAAAACCAAACCACTTATTAACATTAGACTTAATTATAATATAATAAATATAGATTATAATATAATAAATATAGATTATAAAATAATTTTATTTGATATTTGTTATAATCAAAAAAATTGCTAATGAATTGATTTGAGGGCTTCAATGTCATTTTCCAAGTTTTTTATTTTTGCAATTAAAATCGGAATTAATTCCACATAGTTTACCGATTTATAATTATAAAATAAATCTTCTCTTACTAAATTAGGGAAAAAAATTTCAACATCCTGTGCGATTAATCCATAATGTTCTCTTTTATTTTCATCTCCAATATACCGATATGTTACCGGATTTAAAAAACTTAATAGTTTTGATTCTTCATTAGTAATATCACGTATATTTGTTTTCAAATTTATATCAGATGGGTTTTGTATAGTTCCTTTAACAATAATATCACTTTCCAAAAATAAGTCTTTTTTTGGGTCCTTCAAAGTTATTTTTGTGTTATCAAATTTTTTCCATAAGTTGTTATTATTTTCTTTTGAAGTAAATTCTTTTATAAAACATTTGTTATAATTATCTTTTGATGTCATACTTTATATAATATTATAAATAAATTCTAATATAAATTCTAAAATAAATTCTAATATAAATAATAAATATAAATAATAAATATTTTTGATTTAAATAATTTATTAAAATTTCCAAAATAAACAAGTTTAAATATAATATCATTATAAATATATTTATGAATTTTATAAATTCCAATAGAAAATATGTGAGTATACACTCAGAAGACAGAGATATGTTAAAGTATCCGAGTTCATCCACTTTTTCAATAGATTTACCTAATGATATTATAAATGTCAAAGCAGTTCGTTTAGTAGATTATGCGTTTCCATCAAATTACAATACTTTTTCAAAGTCTCTTCAAAATACAGTTATAAAATTCAAAATTAGCAATCCATTTAATCCACAAGAAACATCTATATTTAACAATTTAAATGAAGATTCATTTGTTGCTTTGTTTTATAATAAAGATTATGAATACAGTGTTGAAATTTCAGAAGGGTTTTATAATCCTCAACAAATGGCAAATGAACTAACCAATAAATTTAATGAAGCTGTAACAAATAAAATAATAAAATTTTTTCAGATAAATAAACCGACTGATACATCAAGTGATTTCAGTGATTTTAATTTTGCTACATCATTGGAAACTATTAAACAAAAAAAATATAATGATTTTATTTTTGCGTATGATGATGTAAAACAAAAAATAATGATAGGAAACAGAAAAGATGGGTTTACAATAACAAATTCTTCTTTATTTAATAAAACATATTTACAAAAACTCAAATATAAAGAATTTAATAATTGGGGATTGCCAGCACATTTAGGTCTTAATATGACAGATGATATTTCAAAAGAGCAGACCGAAATACTGCCAAGATTTTATCATATGGAAGGAGATGACGGTTATTGGTTGCCTTCATATGGAGAAGATGTAAAAGTTCAATTTATAGAACCAAAAGAAAAAATCAATTTGTTTGGACCTTCTTATTTTTATTTGGAATGTGCTGGACTAAATATTATAGATGAAACATCACCTTACGAAATGAATGAATATACTTTGACGAATACTTCTACAAATAGTCGTGTGCGTTCGGCTCTTGCTAAAATTCCAATTCCTAGCACACCCATGTCGCAATATTTTGATACAAACACGAATTTTTGTGTTGAGGTTGACAAGAGAAGCCGATTAAGTAAACTAACATTCAAATTAAGATATCATAATGGAGAATTAGTGACATTTGGACGGTTTGAATATTCTTTTACAATTGAATTCATCATGGTGTAGATATATTTAAGAAAGTACTTAAAGATATAAATGCAATTTTAAATACAGTTAAATGGCGTCATTAGAAATTGCTGATAAATTGCCTAAATATAAAGCTGAAAATAAAGACGATGAAGAAACTAGTTTTGATGAAAATGATGAATGTTGTATTTGTTTAGAAAAAGATAACTTATGGAAAACAAATTGTAATCATATTATATGTAAAGATTGTATTTCAAAAATGAAAACCAAAAGATGCCCGATGTGTCGTAAAAACATCACAAAAGAAATTAATCAACTTATTGGAGAAAATAATAATATAGATTATGCTCAACTTAGTTTACAAGAATTAAGTGAGAGGTTACCGTTTAATATGCCGTTAGCTTATGCTAATTAATTTAACACATCAATCCGTGTGTATTTTTTATCCACTCTTTTAGTTTCTCAATGTTGCAAGTTTTATAGTCAACATAGCAGCCATCTAACGAATAAAATATTGGTTTTTTCATTTTCTTTGTTTTGTAAAAAATATAGTCAGGGAATTTGGGTGTTTTACCTTTATGAATATAAATATTTTCATTTATTTCGCGAATAGTAATTTCGGTTTTTCCTTGTAAAATAGGAATAACTTCATCTAAAGCAATGTTTTCTAATGGACGATTCCCGAAACTTTTTAAAGAAATATTATTGGATCCAAATACAGCATACAATCCAAATTTACCTTTTTTTATAACAACAGTTTTTTCTTTATAAAGTCCCAAATCTTTTACATTTTTATCACTATTATTGGTCGTAATTTCTTCTAATACATCTTCTAGTTTATATTCACCTTGTAATAATTTATCAAAGTCAATATCATCTTTTATTTTTTTGAATGAAACGTTATCTTTTTTAGATTTAGTTTCGTCAAAACATTTCACAACAGGTCCATATTTGGCAAAAATAACTTTATGATTATCATCAAATTTATATTCAAATTGTTCTGATTTTATAGATTTCAAATAATGTTCAATTTTGTTATTACATTCACCACACACTTGGATATAATTTTGTTTTCCCTTTGCAACCTCATCTAAAGCATTTTCCATTTTATTTGTGTAATTATAATTAAATAGTTCTTCAAAATTTTCTTGTAAATAGCTATTGACTATTTTGCCTAATGGGTTCAAAATGAGTTTATTATTTTCGTTTCCAATTTCTATTTCATTTTCAACAACATTTATCGTTTCTTCTTGTAAATCTAATTCATATGTTTCACATTTTATTTTTTTTCCTTTAATGTTTCCCTTTTTCACATATTTTCGGTCTTGAATTTTATCTACAATAGAGGCAAAGGTTGATGGCCTACCGATTCCTTTTTTTTCCAAAGTTGAAACTAATTTGGCTTCACTGTAATGTAAATGTTGATTTCCAATAGAAACATTTGCGACAGCTTTTTTGAGAATTAATTTACTACCAATTTGTAGTCGTGATAAATAATCGTAAAAACTATCAGAAATATTATTTTTTATAATTTGCCAACCAAGAAAAACAGGTTTATCACATTTATAGGAAAAATAATAGTTACAAAACGTGTCTTCTAATTTCGCATTTAAAACATCATATATAGCATCACTCATACAACTTTCAATTGTATTGTTCCAAATATATTTATACATTGTTTCTTCTTTTTTCTCCAATTTCATATCGGATACATTTATTTTTGATATGTCGGTTACTCTTATTGCTTCGTGTGCGGTTTCTTGGTCTTCTTGTGACTTTTGTTCTGTATTGACATACTTATGACCGTATTTAGTTTCAATATAGTAATGGGTTAATTTAATAAATTCAGCACTATATGTGGTTGATTCTGTTCGCATATAGGTAATTAATCCGATTTCATATAGTTTTTGACATAAAGACATTGTTTCTTTTGGAGAATAATGCAAGTGATTGCTAGCCATTTGTTGAATAGAAGAAGTTGAAAAGGGTGTGGGAGGAGATATATTGGTTCGTTTTATAGAATAATTGTATGTATGGTCTTTTTCTACTTGATCGAAATAGTCTTCCAATTCGTTTTCAAATTTGGAAAAAGATTTATTTAATGTAAAAGGAATATTATGTGAAGTGAAATATCCTGTTATATAATAAGATTTTTCAATAATTTTATTTTTACCTTCAACATCATTTTCACAAATAAGACGCAAAGCAGGTGATTGGCATCGACCAGCAGACAAATTTTTGTTCCCTAATTTCCATAATAATGGCGAAACTCTGAAACCAACCAAAAAATCCATAATTTGACGAGCCATTTGTGCGTTTACTAAATTCATATTTAGTTTTACAGGGTTTTCATATGCTTTAATAAGGCATTTTTGTGTAATTTCATTGAATATTATACGTTTTGTAGTTAATGTATTGAGATGAAAATGCTGACAAATGTGCCATGCAATTGCTTCTCCTTCGCGGTCATTATCTGTTGCCAATATGACTTCAGAGCATGCATTAATTGCTTTTTTTAGTGTCTGTATTTGATGATTTTTGGATGCGATTGGAGTAAAGTTGGTATTGAAATTATTGTTTATATCAATGTCTTTAAGTGATTTTATTTCGCGAATATGTCCGAATGAAGCAACACATTTTATATTTTTTGATGCTAAATATTTTTCAATTGTATCACACTTGGAAGGAGATTCTACAATTAGTAGTGGATTCATTTTATAATTATATTAGTATAAAATGAAATCTTTAGACCTTTTTGAAAATGGTGTAATTTTTAACTTAAAATTCAATATATTTCAAATTTAATATCTTATTTGGTTTATATTTTAGTATATCAAATTCAATATTAGTAGTAGGAAATTCCGAAGAACCATAAATATCTTGTAATAATAACCATTCAAATAATCCACCAGGGTATACAAAAGTATTTTGAAAACCTAATTTACGCAATTGTTCTCCTTTGGAATACATATTTTCATCATTACTGTTTTTACCATAAACAACCAATTTTGCATTATAATTTCCTAATTTCATAAATTGATTGATAAGTTCTTCTTCTCTATTAATGTCAGATGTGCTAGAAATTAAACAGTTTTGTTCTGATTGTGGAAGTGTATTAATGAGTAAAAACATTTCTTGGTTTTTTATAACATATTGAACGTCTTCAAAATTTATTTTTTTAATAGATTGATTGTTACCCATAATATAAATATTTATGCCTTATATTTATATTATGTAATGTATATTTATTTTTTTGTGTTCTTATTTTTTATTTTGTGTAGTTATAAACATAATGTAAAATGCCAAATATTAAATCAAATAATAAAATATAATACGCCTTTTCATTATGCTGAAATGCTAAAAAAGCAAAAACCGCATAAAAAAAAGAATGAATATAACGATTCCACCAAACGTTTTGACCGAACATTCCGGATTTTTTTAATCCTAAAAATTCGACAATAAAAAAAGCAAAGGACATTAATGAATACATTATTCCTAACGGCAAAAGAAAATCAATATTCTTTTTTGTTAAAAACATTGTAATGTATACTAAAGAAAGACGAACAAAAATACAAATAATAAAAAGTGGGTTCATTTATTTTATAATAAGTATATAAAAAAACTATTGTTGTTTTTTTCTTCTTTTCACTTCATTGTTAAAATCTTTTTTTGTAAGTTTATAACCCCAATGCTGTAAAACTTGACGAATTTTTGGACTTACACTTTCGTCATTATAATCGGTTTTTTTCTTTAAAATTTGAGTAACTAAAAACCTCATAAAACGTCCTTTTGGACCAGCAATTCCTAACCATCTTTTAATTTGTCGTTTGTCATCATCACTTCTTTTTCCCATATAAAAATTACAATACCATTGAACCCAACCATATGGATGTGATGGTTTAATCCATTTTTTGGATTCCCAGAATTTTAAAGAAGTTCCAACTTTTACCTTATACTTGTTTTTATTTTTGTCATATTTTTCTGAAACCAAATTTTCCATCGGTATATTTTTCCACCAATTCTTTGGATAATTGTTTAAAGGTGGTAATAGTTTTTTCTTCAACACACCAGAATAAATGGGTCTCCAATATGTCCCACCAAAACTTCCTAATTCAAACATTTCTTTTGGTGTCAAATTAGGTGTAAAATTAGGATAATCGGAAAACTGTAGTCTGCTTTTTTTATTTGTTTTATTTGTTTTATTTGTTTTATTTGTTTTATTTGTTTTATTTGTTTTATTTGTTTTATTTGTTTTATTTGTTTTATTTGTTTTATTTGTTTTATTTGTTTTATTTGTTTTATTTGTTTTATTTGTTTTATTTGTTTTATTTGTTTTATTTGTTTTATTTGT